TGTAACTTTTAACATAGCTACCACTTGTTTTTATTTTCTACCTATCCTCCAGCCTAGTGCTAAATAATACGTAATTTCTTCTTTTTTAATCTTTTTTATTCCTAGTTCTTGATGAATTATCCATTTATCTAAAGAAAGTACAAAACTACCTGGTGATGCGAGAAAGGGAGTCGAACCCTCGTCATTGAGCTTATGAGACTCAGCTGGTACCACCTCCAGTCCACCTCGCGATGTATCATTATGTAGCGTGAAGCAGGGTTGAACTGCTGACCTCAGGGTTATGAATCCTGCGCTCTAACCAACTGAGCTACCACGCCATATTTTCAAAGAACTCTGCCTTTTCTCCATCCTTCCGGAATAGGATCAGACTTTTTTATCTTTTTACTTTGTGAATCGTCTGTGATCCACATAGTTCCAAACTGAGAATTATTATTTCCAGTCCGATCTGCCTCACTCATTTTCTTCTTCGTCTCTTCGCTATGTTTACGATTAGTAAACGTAGCATAATTGACTTCTCCTCTTTCGTGTCTCTTCTTCATTCTCTCTCTAGCTCTATCCATAAAGACTTTTCTAAAATCTTTATCTTCTTTGAGCTTCTTAGCTGAAGCTTTTCCTGCAGCAACTGATCTATTTCTCTGTTGTTCAACTGAAATAAATCCTCCTTCTCCTCCAATCATCAAATTCATACACATTGGGTCTTGAAGCATTTCTTCATTTACCAACTCTTTCTCACGTTCCTTTAAAGAACTTCTACTTTCCAGCATTTCTAAGATCTCAAATGAATGATTCTCTTTTCCATGTTTTCGAATCGATAGCCATATTCTTCTACCGCTTCCTAAATATCCATCTTCTAAATCAGAAGTTGAATGCATTCCTACGTAGTACTTTTGGTTTACAAGACATGTAGTCTTATAAATGTAATGGTACTTATGTTTTACTCTAGCCATCTTGCACAATCTTTAGAGTTATTTATCTAAAGACTATACAAAACAGTCACGGCGGTCCTAATGGGATTCGAACCCATGTCATCCGATAGACAGTCGGAGATCTTAACCCCTGGACAATAAGACCGTACTTTTAAACAAAAAAAAACTCAACCAAATGGTTGAGAGTCAAAGCATATATTTATATTACTTATCTCAACCAGTTACTATTCGATCTTCATCATCACCCATGCCTAGCATGTGTTCCGAAAGACTTGCGATATTTTGTAACAGTTTCATTGAAGATATTGTTTCTTTTTGGTTATTTATACTACGCAAACTAAAAAAGTTTCCGATTGATAGAACAAATATACTAATTACTTTTTAAACTTAAAACTTTTGGTAAACTTTTTATTCCTGTACTTGATTCGTGATTTTAGTAGTGCAGACATATATAGTTACTCCAGCGAGTCCTGTTATATCTGTGATCTCAAGTGTATCTATATCTAGTAATGCTATTTGAATTTTATCTGGTCCTAGTTGAATTCTACCAGTAAATACACTATCTGTCCATACAGTCACATGAAGATTATAACTATCATAATTATGAGTAAATGATATTGTTCCTAAATTAGGAAGAGTATCAGACCAAGTTCGACTAACTCCAGCTTGCCAATATTGGTTTAATGTTCCTGTGAAATTCGATTGAACTACTGACATATAAGATGAGTGACCACCTTGAATTAATTCAAGCTCACTAAAATCGTCTCCACGAACTATGTCATTATCACATTGTCCTGAGTAAAGCATATTTAGTTGGAGACTGCTTCCTCCATATACTCCATACAATTCATATGTATCTAATTTTGATTCAGCATTTCTATGTGCAACAACTAAAGTAGAATTACTATCCATTTTAAATACTTCCACGGGTCCACTGTTTGATATTGAGCATCCTGCGTCAAGTAACATTAAATAAGTTCCTCCGTCAGATATAGTACAAACAGGATCTGATACATTAGTAAAAATAAACTGAAGAAATCCTATAGATTCTGGAACATATGACCAAGTATTTCCACTATCGACTATTACTACTGGATTCATAGCATTAATTCCAGAGAACGATGAAATTATTGCTTTAAAATCAGTATTAGAAAAGTCCCAGCCTCCAGAACCCTTAACAGGCATTACGATATTTGCTCCTGGTGCTAGTCCTGAATGGTCGAACCATAAGTATTTATGTCCTTCCCAAGCCTCTAAGTCAATCATCAATTCATCAAAGCTTTCATATACTATACCTTCTGATAATCCTCCGCCTGGTCGAAATACGAAATGTCCTACTGAGTCGATTATTGAACTTCCACCTAATCGCTGTTCAAATCCAGTGTCATCAAGTCCATACCAATTTCCATCATCCTTTGTATAGATCTTTGAATATCCAACTGGTGGCACAGTAGGAGAACCAATAGTTGATATTTGCTTGTGCTCTGGTATATTTACTACGCGCTTAGTCATATTAATCTGGCTCTTTTTATTATTTATTCCCTAATTAAGTGAACAATACGTTGAGGCCTGGCAGTTCTTTCTTTCTTAAGTGGAAAAGCCGAGGCGGAATATGCTCTAGTAATTTTATCCATAGTTCTCTGACTAGGTATACCACTTATCATATTCTTACCTAATGAATTATCTAACATTGGTGCATTACTCTCATCTATTAGAGTAAGAACCTTAGAATACTTGAAAAGAACTTTATCGACTGTTCCTTCAAACTGCGGATTGAACTGTTTTAAGTCCCAACCTGCAGTTTGAAGAAAGTCAAAAAGTTCCTTTCCTAATTGTCCACTAAATATGATTTGATCTGGCCACTTATTAGTCTCCATTCTCAGATCATCTACGTTATCTGAAATGAATTTAAAGAATGACATTGAAAATCTGCCATCTTTTTCTAAAGGTACACCAAATTTCATATCATTAAGCAGCTATTTGCTCGGAGATTTTTTTGAGTATAGGATTTACTCTATTTGCTCCTGGTCCTTCTAATACCATTGATTCTGGACCAGAACAAACAAATACTCTACGTTTTCCATCAATTGTGAAGATTCGCATCTTATTCCTTTTACCATTCAGGACACCGAATTGAAAAATGAATAATTCCTTCTTGTAATAATTTGGGCTAGCTTCTGCATGCTTCATTAAAACACTGTATACTTTTTCCGCTGTTGCAGTAGGTAATATTCCTGCCATGATATTTTATTTAACGATTCCCATTATGTTTGCTTCCTTAACTGAAACAACACTAAAATCAGCCATTGAGTCTTTGAACTTCTCTTTAAGCTTGTCTTCAGCATCAGATACTGAATTAGCTTCAACGATATAGTTCTCTTTAATCTTTTGAATTCGACCGTTATCTTGTTCGGTCTCGAATTTTACTTGTGCTTGGTAATAGTTCATTTATTTTCTGGTTTTTTATTTATTTCCTGTTTGTATTCTTCAAATACTTCATTAATGAAATCAAGAGATTCAGTAGCTCCAATGAAGGCATCTACTCTTTTAATATGTCTAATATAAAACTCAGATAGACTCAGTTTTTCATAGTCTTCTTTTAATGATTCGATGCTTGGTAAATATCTCTTATTGAAACTCATTGATTCTTATACTGCTTTTTTGTCTAATGTTTTAGACATTACTTCAATTTCTTTAGCAGATTCGAGTGAGTCACAAGTGTCTTTGTCATCTCTAAACTTTACAACAGATGGATGAAGAGTAGACCATTCTCCTAAATTATTCTTAGATAATCCACAACATCGTATTTCAACAATAGTCCCAAGCAAAGATTCTTGATTTTCTGTAACCATTTGCATAGTTGCTTCTTTCATTCCTGCAGGATTGGTCTTAAGTAATCCACAAGAAGATTCACAATGTAATGTAGCAACTACAAATTCATTCTTAGTTCCAACTGTTCCATACTTGAATCCTGTAATGATAAGATCGATATTCATTTCGAGCTTCATTTTTACTTGCCATGCAGGTTTTCCATCCTTCCAGTGACCATCAAGTGTTTTTAGGATAGTACCTTCTAGTCCACGATCTAAAGCCTCTAAGAAGTGATCTAGAGCTTCCTCATAAGACGTGACGATTTTCATTTCGACTAATGATACACGAGTTAAGCTATTGTCTGAAATAATTTTAGTAAGTTCAGCAAGTCGCTCATCATATGGTCGCTCTGACTTCTTATCAAAATACTCGGCTAGAGTTATTCTGTCCCAAACGGTTAATCGAATCTTTGTAAGTATTTCAGAATAAGTAACGTTGTTCTTTTTATAGAAGGCAGCTATTCTTCTTTCGGTTTCTTCTACTCCTCTAACTTCTCTGTTTCCTTCTATATCTACTACAGAAGCCACATATCCATTCGCGGTGTATCGATCATATCCATCAACAGTAAGCTCACCATTTAAAACACAATCGTCTAATTCTATGAGTTCTTCCATAAATGTAGCTTTACCTACATGTGTTTGTTCACCGCCTCTTGATAATAAATGAACGTGGCCACTATCTATAATTGCATTACAATAGCGGCCATCCATTTTAATTTGAGAAAGAGCTCTTCTGCCACCTTCAAATATCTTAGCGATAAGCTTTTCAGAAAAAGATTTTGCACCCATATATGGTGTGCGTTCAATTAGATTCGGTATTACTTTATTAATGTTAGTAACTCCAAGCCCAAACTTAAGATCTTTATCGATAATTCGTTTGATTACAAATGCATCATCTGAACTTAGATTAGATAGCATTGCTTGTAAAAAATCAGAAGCAGCATTTCCTCTGATTATTTGATTTGATAGGTTACCTAGTGAATCTAAAGCAATCTCTAATCTAATAGGTAATGCTGAAGTTTGATATGAAGGTCCATACTCAGGTATCTGTCGTATGTAAAATTTGACTCTGCTGGAATTAGCTAAATGAAGAACGCGTTGTAGAACTTCATTATCCTTATAGACTCTAAGGATTTCAATCTTTTTATTCGTTGAGCTCTCATTTTTGATCTCATCGAGGATAGATTTGATTGTCATATTCTAATGTCTTGGTGAATATAATTATAATACTACTTTAGAAACTTAGTTTACACTTGTCATTTAGATTCTTTTCGCACCATCCAGCAGGCAATTCAATTGCGAATCTGGCAGGTTTCTGACTAGTGTACCTTGGAATATCATCGTCCTCTTCCCCTGTGTATGGGTCCATGGTCTCGTGATTAATATAGTCTCCTGTTCTATTGAAGAATATGATATCTAATGGAAATTTCACGTTCTTCATCCAGAATGAAAGATAGTCTTCATCGTCATATACGAATAACATACCTTCTCCTTCTTTGGGTTTATCCTGATCCATATAACCCTTGGCTAATGTTTCTGGAGTTGAGCATAATTGGAGATCTACTTCCTTGCCACATAGATTCGTTTTGATTTTAAGCCCATCTACTTTAGTCTTTTTACAAAAGTCTTCAAACAATGGGATAATTCTATTACGTGGGACTGCGCTCATATTACTTATTTATTACATTCTCCCCTAACAAAGAAAGAGAAGGCATCGCCTTCTCTTCTTATATTTGTAAGATCAAAGATTTACTCTACAACTTCGTCTCCTTTGCCTTCAAGATCTTCTTCACCTTCGCCTTCTTCACCTTCTTCACCTTCAAGGTCTTCTTCCTCATCAGGTTCTAAAGCAGTAAGTCTAGCATCTAAGTCTTCGATCATAGCTTTAGCGTCTTCTAACGTGAATTCTTCTTCTTCAGAATCTTCATCATTTTCTTCGCCTTCTTCATCTCCGACTTCTAGGTCCAAATCACCGTCTTCTCCTTCTTCAGGATTAGCACCGAAATCGATTTGTGGTTCGCCATAAGCGTTGTCTTCAGCTCCTTCGCCTTCAGCTTGCTCATTGATCTTGTTACGATTCTTCATGAATCCTACAAAATTGTGTACCTTTGTCATTATAGTTGCAATTTTTTATTATTTATCAGCAACTACTGGCTTTTTTTAGAGTTTTTAATCTCCTCGGTCAGTACATTAATTTCTTCCTGTAATTGAGTAATTGCTAGGACTGCTTGTCTAAGTAACATAGTTGCCGCAAATAATCGATTAGCTCCTTCTTTTCCTTTTCCGGTTACTTTACCTAAGAAGAAATTAAGAGCTTCAATTACTGCTGCTGGTAATTCTACATCAACTCGTCCAAGAGCTTTAGGATCAAGCATACTCAAAGTAGAATCAAGTGAAGCTGATGATAATGCAACTAAATAGGCTTCGTTAGATCCAGTCCATTCGATCTTATTTAAAATGTTTTTGAAGTATTTTACTTCGCTGTATGCAGCTGATACTTTGAAACTACCCATTCGACTTACATGCAATGCATCAAGTTTTCCTTCTGGTGAATCTGGATCAACAGCTGGAGGTTGTACCAATGCTGGTGCCTCATCTGTTACTTCTTCAGTTACTTCGTCAGTAACTTCTACTTCTGTTTCTTCAACGACAGTCTTGTCTACTACAGTTTCGTCTAATGTTTCTTTAGCCATAATATAAATTGTTTAATCTATTCTACTTAGATTATGGAATAAGGTTTAAACTTTAAGCTTTTTTTATAGAAGAATTCTGCTGCTTTTATTCCAAATAATCCATCTACCGTTAATGTATTGGTTTTTTGAAATTGCTTAACTGCATTATATGTAGCTAAATCATAATATGCTCCGTTGTATTGATTTGATAGGATCTTAAATGCTTGTAAACCACGTTGAACTCTTCTAACTTGTCGTCCGAACATTCCTGGAGTTAAGGTGAAAAATTTATCTTTAACTACCACAGAATCAGTGCCTTTCTTTTTTGGTCTAGTTGCTATTCCACGATCAGTTGTTATTTTAGTCAGTTTAACTTTAGAATCATTCTGTGGATCTATTTTAGTTCCTCCTTTGCTTAATGCGAAATGTACATGGTCAGTAACTGATTCAGAATAATCTAATGATAAATCCTGCTGTACTGCTATTCTATCTCCTACTTTTACATTCTTTCCAATTAATGCACCATTCGGTTTAACATAAAACAGGTATGCAATATATCCTTTATGTTCTCCATTTCCAATTATCTTTAATCCTGATAATTTAGATGAAGATTTCGCCTTTGATTTCTTTAATGTTCCTGAAATTGGCGCATAGATTTGTGAGCCTACTTTAGAAGCTAGATCAATGCCTGTATGTTTTCGTTTTCCTCTGCTCGCACCAAAATATCCTTTTCCACCACTATCATTTCGAATAGAGTATTTCTCAGTAGGTATTCCTATAGTAGTTACCATGTCTCAGCATTATGTTAAACGATCAAGTATGATCATTTGTGGTTTATGTATTTTGCTATATGCATCTGGATATGGAATAAATCCAGCCCAGTCGATCTCATCTAATTGAAGTTGTTCCTTTGGTACCTTCGGACTAGTTAGACCTATTTCAGATAAATCATTGATTTGTAATTGAAAATAGATGAGTTGCCATTTTAGCTTACCTTTATCAGTTATTGAATTACACACCCACGGTTCAGGATGAAGATCTGATTCAGCGACTCTTATTCCAGTCTCCTCAAATAATTCTCGAACTGCTGCTGCCTTTGGTTCTTCGCCAGGATCAATACCGCCTTTAGGTATTCCAAGTGCAGATTTCTGCCAGCTAGCATTAGTTGGATGAACTAAGAGGATCTTTCCATCCCAGATAATACATACACCTGCTGCATTTTTCTTAGCATTCATATTAACATCTTCCCAAGCCTCATTCACAAATTGTTCAAAGTCCATCATGGTTTCTTCTATCTTTATATTTTGCAAGCTTAATTTCTTCTCTTCTCTTCTCAGACTTCTTCTTATAAGCTTTTTTATCTCTTACATTATTCAATTGCTTTACTTTTATTAGTTTCTGTCGGTATTCCTTCAGCGCTTGATCAATCTTTCTACTTCCAACTGGTACTATTATCATATATTCTTTGCATATTTTTTAAAATCAATTGAATTCTTAGGCTTTATCAATAGTGCGTCTAAGTATCGTTGTTCGTAATAAGGCTTTGTGTATTTCTCAAATACCTTATCTCTGTACCATTTAGGAATACGTCTGTTATAGAAGGATTCATAAGCGGCTTCATACATCTTTACGTTCTGAGTAGGAGATAGTTTCGCAGAAGTAGTAACATTGTTCAAATACAATTTACCATTTGATTCAAGTAGTTCCATATAATAGAAATCCGCATCATATTTCTCATTTACTTTCTTAGCTATCTCAGTAACTTGAGTAGGATGTTTAAATCTTGTTAGATCTGCATCGAATCCTATTCCATTTATTTTCTCTTGGATATGTATTGGATCTCCTTTAAAGGCAATCACATCATATTTAGTAGTAGGAGTAATCTTTTGTCTGAATGAATCGAAGAACTTTTCAGACTTCTTATACTTTCCATGTGTTTTAAACATTTCAGACTCATTACCTTTAGTTGCTATGATTGGAAACTTTAATGACTTGACTTCTGATCTATTTTTAGTAGATGGAGCAATATATGATTCAGTTGATAATTGTTCACGAATTTTACCGAATGACGGGAGGCTTAGTGCGTTATAGATATGTGCTTGGCTTTCATTAACTTCTTTAGCTTTAATATTGAAGTTATCCCAAAGTATCACAGGATGATCATCAATTCCTGTAAAATTAGTCGAAGTATCTTTTACTACCTCAAAGATATCGCTACCTCCTAGGTTACTAGCAAATATTACTTGTTTTTCAAAGACCTTTGGGTTCTTTGAGTATTGTTTTATGTAATCGTCAAAATTCTTCAAAAGACAGTCCTGTTTTTTTTTTATTTATCTCTTAATGTATCGGGCCCGCTGGAGAGATAAATAAAAATAAAGATCTACGTGGCAGAATCATTCAACAATTGGTCAGAATTAATGGAAGCGAACAGAGCTCGCGGAAAGGAAGTGATGATTGATTCCTCAGGTAAGAGGCATAAAGTCAAGTACCGAGCACAGAGTAGTTCTAAATTTTTAATCAAGATAATTAATGATGCAAACGTCATTAAATCTAATAAAGTAACTGACTCTGGAATATCTGCTCTTAAGAATTTTTTAAATAGTGAATCAGCATTTACCTCAGTCGTAGGTCAGCTTACTCCAATATTCTTTCAAAAGAATTGTATCGTTTACCAAATAGGTAGAAATTCAACTGGACCTCGTTCAGTTCAAAAGATTCAATTCTCAGTTTACGAAAGAAAAGATCAAGAAGGTACTATATTGTACCCTAACATCCCTGCGACACTCGAATTTATAGATATAGATACATTTGGAACTATGTCAGAAATGCTACCAGCTGTAACCAAAGATATCGCAGATGCAGCCGCACGAACTGAATTAGAAGATCCAGTCGATGATGTTGATACTGAAGATGGAAAAGGACCTATTGCTAAAGGAAATTCGGAAACAGTTAGTGAACGTGGAAGAAAATTCCTATATACAATGAAAACGAATAGTAAATTGTATTTAATGGAATTCGCAGAGAATGGCGGAATTCTTGCTACTACTCGAGATGGATCAGATCCAAATGGAATTGTTTCTTATGGTCAAAATGGCATAATCGTATGGTCAACTACTCTCGATGATAATCAAACAAATGGATCAAAAATAGCGGCAGCTCAGAATTATAAATTATTTCAAGATTCTGAGATCGTACATGAAGCTGATAAATTATTTTTCACTAAGATGTTCACAGATGAGACATATAGAAATCAAATTATTGATGAATATGAATCAGAATATAAGAGTGACGAATTAACTGCAGAAAATTTAAAAGGCATGTTGTTTTATAAAGATGGAAAATCTATATTTGGCGGAGGAGATGCAAATACAACAAATAATGGAACTACTGGAAAATCGAAAGAATCTCCAGAAGACCTAGATCAAGCAGCTGGGGATATAACTGACTCTAGTCGTAGAAGCTTTCAAGAGTACTTCAAATACATTAAAGACAAAGCGACAGAAAAAGCAAAGCAGTTAGAAGCCCCAGCCGCTACCAAATAACGTAAGTATATGTTCCTAAAAGAAGACACATTACATTTAATTAGAAGAGCTGAATCTTTGTATGAACAAGGACCAGCAGTTATTTCTAGTGATCTGCAAGCAAGACTAAAGGGATATTTAGATAATGACACTTTGCTTCAATCGCTAGCTAAGGAACTAGAAAAATATTCTGATGGAGAATACGAATTAGGTTATTTAGCAGATAAAGAAGAATTTGGAATAATAGATGGTGATAGGCTATTTGTTAAAGTCGATAAATCAAACACTGAAGATCTTAAATTCTATATGTGGATATTAAATGACCAATATATATTTGGTGATATTGATATGGAGCTTGCTGCTAAACTGCTAAGTGCAGCTGGAGTAGGAACTAATTTTTCAGAACGAGGATTAATTGGAGCAATAGGTAGTTTTGTGTCTGGTGAAGGCGGCGATTCAGGAACAGATGAAGAATCAATTGCAGCTATTTCTGGAGCATTTGCTCAAATAGCTGCAGAGAAGAGCTTAGACCCACAAATCTATTATGAAAAGCTTGGTGAGATATTCCAAGAGAAGTATGGTAAATCAATAACTACCTTTTTAGAAGAAGAATTTTCTGGATATGCAGAATCGGTTGCGTTAAATGCATATCGTCAAACTATTGAACCATCAGTATTAAGAGGAATTAATCCATGGGCAATACTCGGAGATGTTGCTCTCACATTAACTGGAGCAGGATTAGTAAGTAAAGCATTCGGTTTAGGAATGAAAGGCGGACGAGCTGCATTAGGTGCAACTAAAGCAGCAAAGATCACAAAGGGCGGATCAACATTGACTAAAGCTGGAAAAGCATTAGCCAAAATAGTAGAAAAATCAGTTAAGTTCTCTAAATTATCAAGTAAAAAGAAACAACTTGCACTAGCTAAAGCTGGAATTAAAAAAGGAGCTAAGATAAAGTGGAAGCATGGATCTAAAGGAATGATCCCGCATAAAGTACTATCAACCAATAACGGAATGGTTAAGCTACAGGCATTAAGTGGAACTAAGAATACATTTACTGTCGGGTATGGTAATGTAGGACAGGGCGCAGAACTAATAACTAAGACTGCTCCATCTGTTGCAAAAACAATTTTAGATTATACTGGACTAAATGTTGCATTAGCTGCTGGTGCAATAATTGGAAAGAAAGGAGAAGAACAAGCAAAAGGAGGAACAAACACAGCAGAAAAAGGAGCTGAATTCTTAGGATATTATGATTCTCAAAAAGCTGATCCTAGTGCATTTATTGAAAATGCTAAAAATCAAAGCGCTTCTGATATTGCTTCGATGTTGCTTGATCTAAAGAATGGCTCTGGGCTATTTGGAAATACTACAAATCAAGAAGAAGGATCAATTGCTCTACTAGTTACTGGATTAATTCCAGAAATGGTAAAGAAAGTAAGTGCTGCATATAAACAATTGGATTCAAAGATGGACGCATATGCGGTTTTAGATGATGAACTGGGCGGAGATATGGCTATTATTGCAAAAGCTTACTGGACTGGTTGTACTGGAGAAGGCGAACAATATGCTGCCGCTATTAATAATATACGATTGCGCATTACGAAGAATGGTGGATATTCTGGACCACAGCAATCATCAAAACAAGCAGCAGAATCAGATAATGAAGCTTATGATAATATTTCAGTAAAACCAAACGGTAAAATAAACACTACTTATTCTGGAGAACAAGCTAGAAATGTTGATATTATTGTTGCTGAATGTGAAAGACAAGGAATAACTAATGTAAATTCGCAAATAGCAATATTGAGTGTTATTGGAAAGGAATGTAATTATATACCTAAATCAGAAAAAATGAATTATTCTAAAGAACGTCTTCCAGAAGTTTGGGCAACCTTTTCAAAAACCGGTAAAAAGGTAAATAAGGGTCAAGGAAAATATAACTACAATAGATTGGCTTTAAAATATGCTAATAATCCTCAAAAACTTGCAAATTTCGTATATAGAGGAAAGGAGCATGGAGGAATGAGAAAAAGCGGATATGGTAATGATGGTCCAAACGATGGTTGGAAATACCGAGGCCGTGGATTTAATCAAATAACTTTCAAATCTTCATACAAAAAAATGGGTGAAAAGATTGGAATAGACTTAGTCTCTAATCCAGATAAATTAAATGATCCAAGAGTTGCAGCAAAGGCTTCAGTTCGGTTTTTAAAGGATAGAATGACTAGTCATAAGAAAGATCCTAATGGATTCTCTTCACTTAAAGACGCAGTTCGTGCATATGCTAATGCTAATACTGGATGGGGAGCATCAACTGGTAGAGTAAATCAAGCAACTGCTAGATCCTCAAAATACTTATCTAAGTTTAGCGTAGCTTAAGAATTAAGAAAATCTTCTCTGGATTTAACAAAATATAGAGATTCATTATTTGTTTTGATTAATGACTTTCCATCTTCACTCCATTTAGCTTCGCCTGCTGCCATCTGTTTCCATAGATTTTTGAATTCATCATCTACTTCTTCAATTGGAGTCTTAGCTACTACTGCTTTTTGAATACTTGGCATTCCATATTGCTTTGCTATATTATTAAGATAATCAGTTACTGCATCATAAGTCTCTTCATCACGAGAGTCTAGCATAACTGATGGAAGATATATTGCGTCCTTTTCAGCTTTTTCTTTAGTTATGAGATCATTAACGAATCCATTGAATGCAACATTAGTCATAACATCTTTATCCGAGTCTGAGAATGTTGGATCTGTGAGTTGTTCAGAATTCATCACTAGTTTTATTACTATTTTACTGACGAATGCAATGAACTTACCGGCTTTAAGACTACTCTTTGTGATTTTACCCATATACTTCATAGATAATCCCTTCATCGTCTTGAGTGGAGCACCTTTGAAATTGGCTAAATTAACTAATTGGTCAGTAGATCTAGCGATTCGATATAATCCAGGATAGCCATTCTTCCATATCTTAGGGTCTGATAAGTATTTGGATGGAAATTTAGATAATAGATATCCGTTTGCTGAGATAGCTGTAATTTTCTTGCCGCTTTTAGAATATTTAAGGTATCCTCCAGATTTAACAACGTCATCTATACTTCGCATAGCAAGCATGACATTATATTTAATGACTGATTTCTCAACTACATCAAAGTTCTTAGCGAATAGTAAAACTTTCTCAGAGGCTTTAGTTAAGACTGCACCAAATCTCGCAAATACTTTACTTAATGGTTTTCCAATAAATGGTACAATACTTACCATCTTAGTTATTCCATCAAATAATTTAACGAATAATTTAGAAGCTTTACCAAATGCTGTCGCTGCATGTTTAGCCATGAATCTAAGCGTTTTAACTACAATACCTCTATTAGCTTTACCTACTTTCATTAAAGCAAGTTCTCCAGCTTTACCGCTTCTCATAGTGGCAACAAGTACTCTAGTCAATGGTCTAATTGCTGGTTTTGCTGCTTTAAGAATATCACCACCTAGTGGCACTAATCCTGCAATTACTGAGATGAATCCAAGTACTAAAAGTTCTCCTTTCTTTTCTTTATTATGATCAAACGCTGCTCTACTAAAATAGATAGCAGCATTAAGCAAATCAGCAACTAATCCCACAGGATATAAAATATCTCCAAATAATCCAACTGCATCAAGTAATAAATGAAAAATTCCAATATAACTTCCGCCTTCTGTTAAGGCATCCCATAATCCAGTCAAAAGACCACTTAACACTCCTTGTTTATCTCCAGAATCAGCAACAGCTGTTGTTATTTCTGTCTCAGCCTGCTCAGTATTTTTTGGAGTAACAGAAGCCGTAGATATTTCTCCAGTCTTTCCTGATTTAGATGGAGAACTGCCTCCATACATATTTCCTATGCTTTTTAAACTCTTACCGAGATCCATTAGATCCTTCGTTGACATAGCACTCGCTATATTTTGCTCATTGAGTTTGTTCTCAATAGCAACAAGTACTTTTTGTAAATTCAGTTTAGATATTCCTTCAAGTAGTGTATTTCGACCAGTTGCCATATTACGATGATAATCAGTAACCGACTTATTTAGAATCATATCAAAATGAAGTTCTAATGATCCTCCAGGAATAAGCGATTCGATTACACTTAATCGCTGACATTCTGCCTTTAAGTTATCAATTGATAGGATCTCAGTGATGAGTTGTTCCTTTCCTTTAAGATGTTGAGAGATTAACTCTGAAGAGTGTTGTTGACTTTCAGTAAGATGCATTCGATATGCTTTCTTATTATTTATCTGTTTGGATTCTCTATATCCTCTTTGGTTATCTTAAGGTTGTTAGATAGGGCTTTTTGTAAATGCTCAAGTATATCTACGTTTTTTTGAGTAGATTCAACATATGTTCTATAATCTTTTACAAAATGTAAATATGCTGATTTAATATCTTCAGAACTATCTAGATCTCGGAGATATTTGACTATTTCTAAAAGATCCTCAATATTATCAAATGAGAATGTTTCACTAAGCCACTCAAATGTATATGATACTGGGACCATACCAAATATAAGAGCTTCATATATCCTAGCCGGTATAAATTTACGAGTATTATACTTATCCTTAGTTACGTTAAGCATTATTGAAGATATTCTGAGTGCATCCCATATTTCATATCTATCATTTCGATATATATGTGTTGTCGCAGGATGTAATAACATTTCAGAATTCCTTTTATGAATAAGGATTAGAGTTTCATCATCTACTTCATTATTCATATACTCCTCTCGTAAAGCTGTTATGCACTCGCTAAGTATTTCACTTTTTCCATTTCCGGCTTTATAATTAGAAGTATCAATGTTTCCATAAAAAACCGTAGAAGTATTCTTTAAATAGTCTTCATTATGTACTGCAAGACAATCATCTAAAAACCTATTTGATATTCCTTTGAAATCAATAGATGGAATAAGAAAAGTAAGTTCACTTTGATATTTTTTAACGAATTTTGCAGGAAGAGAAAGATCCGTATCTAATATGATGATTTCATCAGCTTTATATCCAGCAGCAATCGCAGCAATTATAATCTTTTCAAAAGCTAAAGTGTCCTTCCATTTTTTAGCTAAAGTAGAAAGATTTCTAAATCGAGCCTTTAGGTAAAGTTTCTTATATTCTTTCTTGGCAATAGTATTAAGAACATGAGTTAAGTCTACACAATAATTATCTGAAATTAGCCTTTGATAATATTTGTTGAATACTGCACCAAGTCCAGTAGATGGAAAACTATTACTAGTATCAGTATTCTCGTCAAGAATATCTTCAGGTAAATATGAAAAGAAGTCAAATCGTTCATCTCCATAAGTTTCACTAAGAGAATCTATTAGACCTAGCTGATATAAAGAATGGCCTGGCATATCTACTTTATGTAGATCTACCAGACCAAAATATGCATATAAAGAATTCAATGCTTCTTATTTAGTTTTTAATGCAACAAAGTGAGTAATGAAGTTCTTTTGGTTTTCAACATTAGGGCGAACTCTAATCGTATCAAAATTAGCTTTCATAATTTCCATTATCTCGTTGAACATGTTCACTCTGGCATTACTATCGCCTTTCTTGTATGAACCCATAGCGTTAAAATGCCATTCAACTACGCAAACTCGAATATTTGACCAATCAGTGACGGCCTTAATTAAAGGATACTCAGCTCCTTCAACATCCATTTTAATTGCAGTACAGCCAGATTCTTTAATCGCATCATTGATATTGATACCATTCACTGTAATAACCTCGCGACCACGAACAGGTATAATTGAGTGCTTTCCAGAATCCATTGAGATAAAGAAATCTACTTTTTCTGAATTATCTGGAAGAATTGCTTTCTGAACAAATTCACATTGCCCTTCAACTTCGTTCAATTTAATGTTCTCAACCGCAAATGATACATTATGTGGAAGAGCTTCATAAGAAATTACTTTCTTGATTTTTGGAAATTGCTTTACCATTCGAATAGCAAACAACGCTAGGTGACCTCCAACATCCAACCAAGTATCTTCTTGGTTAAGAACTTCATTAAGGTTCAATGGTTCTCCCATTACTGGATCAACAAATGGACGAATATATTCTCCACTTTGTGGGTTCTTAGATACATTTGCTCCAACATTATATTGAAGTTCATTAAGTCCTTTTCTTAGATAAAACTGGAAATCTCCATATTTTGTCTTCCAATCAATTAAATCTAATTGATCGTATTTCTTCGCAGTTTCGAAGTCGATTCTGGTGTCAATTTTTGTAGCAGCCATATTAATTATAGTTAGTTTATTCTTTTATACTGGGTTCAGTGGGATCGGTTTCATTTAATACAAAAAAAGACCGTCAGGACGGCCTTTTAAATTTAAGTATATTTGGAATTATTTGGATTTCTTATGTGCAAAAACAAGTACATCTCCCTGTAAAGTAGAAAGATATGGGGTCTTAATTTTCTTGTTTCTTGCGGCTACTCTAGAACGAACTAAATTTGCCGACTGTTCTGAATCAATTCCAGATATTTCAAAACACTTTCCAGGTTTAAGCTTACGTAACCGTTTCTCAATCAATTTAGAAAGAGGCGATAATTTCTTCTGATAACCATTTTTCATAGTTTTGTCAGTATCCTTAAGCTCACCAACTTTTATATTTTCCATATTTTGGGTTTTAGAAAATTAAGATACTATGAAAATGGATTAATTAAAATTATTCTAATACTCTAACTTTATTTGGAGCTTGCTTTCTACGAAGCTCTGATCTAATTACTGCATCATCTGAATAATTAACTGCATCTAGTGGGGCTAGTTTTTCTAGACTTATCTCTTCAGAGGTTGAACCTATTTTGACGAAAGCCGTTTGCTTGGATAAATCAATAGAGACTATGTTGCCATACTCTCCAT